CTTTGTCTTTATCTCAGAAAAAACTCATAGAAAACTGCTCTAAAAGAGAACGGGGTCTCACAAGAAGCCTGCAATCAGTCCGCCGATTCCGGCCAGGTCGGAAAGCACGCTAGGAGCGTGCTTCGCCACCTCTTTCACATCATCCATGTTAACACCGCGGGCTTGCGCCAGGTTGCACGCCGCTGGTTGGGCGAAAACCTTTTGGGCCGCTACGTGTTCGGAGAGTGAAACCGGTTTTCCATCGACCGGATAGTTGGACATGTGCTGTAAGGCATTTGAAAGATGAACAACGTCGGGGGTCATACGTGAGTGGGTAGCAAGGGCGTTGACTGTGGTACCACGGTACTCCTGACTCCACACGTAGCGGACCAGAAGCTTGGTATCGGCGTCCATGCCGTAGATGTGCATCATGCACCGTGAATCGAAAAGAGAGAGATTCTGGATGCCACCTCCAGTGGACATGTCTCCAAATCTCAAACTCTTAGCGTCGGGTACATATGTAAAAACCACCTTGCGGCGGGTACCGAAATTGTAATCAACGTAAGTGGGGTCCCGACGGGTTTGGGACATAAGGCGGGAAGAGCCGCCGAGAACTGAGGACCCGGGCCAGTAGGAGGGACATACGAATCGAACACCGCCTTCGGTGTTGACCACCTTTGAAATAACGCTGACCTCAACAGTGAACTTCACAGTTCGATTGTTAAAGTCAATGGGCCTTTCAGGGACGTTGACGACGTCATAAGCATCGACGTCGATGCCCTGAAAGGGTCCGAAATTTACATTGGTGCCCGGCTGCGGTGGAGCAAAATAAGCCCCGGTCGCGCCGGCTGATGTGCAATAGGCCCAAACCCCTGGTGTCGAAAAGACGTTTGTCTCTTCGGCGCTGACGTTCGCCCCAATGAATGCTTGTCCACCACCCGCAGCGCCAGTGACGCTTGTCGGTTGGAAGCCGCGACCGTTGTCCTTCGCGCCATCTGGATAAAACCAGAAGATCGCGTCGGTCCAATTACTGGTCGTCCCGAAACTCTCCAAATCCACCTGACCCGTGTTGGTAAGTGGAAGTGATGACTGCATGGTGAAGCCATCTGAAGTGTCCGGTAGTGGAATTTTCAATTCACTGGGATCTACGCCCGCCAAGGACATGCCTGAGTTTAACGCACGTGACCAATGATTAATCAGAGGGCACACGACGTGCTCGGGGGCTGTCGGGGTTTTGATCTTCAGTCGCACCGCACTTGGTCGGAAATCTGCGGAGCTGCGAGCATGTTGTGGTTCGGTGATACCGACGACTTTCTTTCGAATAGCGTCATTATGCTCGCGCAATTTCTTCGCGATTTCGTGTTCTTCGTGCTTAGCGTGTGTCTCTTTGGACATCTGCTTGATGCGTACTGTGTTTTTGTTCTTGTTGTTTTGTCTTGTGGTCATGTTTGCCAATATTGTTTTTATTTTGGCCCGCTTCAGTCATGTACTGAACTCGCCTAACGTGGGTGCGCCGACCCATCCACCGCCAGTCTTGGGACGGTGGGGCTGCGTTTGTGGACGATAATTAACCGTAGTCAATCATCGCCATGCGTGGAAACAGGGGATGTAAGAGGAACGCGGGAAGCTCATCTACTGTATCGATGAGATTTTCAAGCTCTACCAGATCATCCGGAGTACATCCGTATCTGCGAGCATGCCGGGCAAGTGCCGCCTCTCTTTGTCCCGGCGTCAGAGTGAACGCCGTTAGTCGCTGTTTGTAAGCATAATTAGAGATAACCGAGCCCGGGGATATCCCCCTCTCCGAGCGCGTACCCAGTTCTTCCAGCTTGCGTAAAAACGCGCCGAGAACCGGGAAATTTGGTGGGATCTCAGGATGACTAATCGCGATCGCGTAAGCCACTTGTTTAACGGCTTCCGCATCCGACAACGCCTGTCGTCCTTTGAACTTTGTGATAACTACGGGGTCTTTGCCAACCTTTCCCAACTTAACAATAGCCCCAGGAAGCGGGGCCATGACCAAGGTCTCTCGACCATCGACCATTACTTCTTGTCCAGTCAGGTGTAGGAAGCTTACATCAAACATATCACGATGGGCCTTGGTCTTTGCGACCAAGCCGACTGTTGTCGCGGCTTGAGCCGTAGTGAGGTCCAAGTTGGCCAAAATGACATATAAAAAGAACATGCTGATGAAGGTTTGGTGGGTTGAAGTGATCATAAGGCCGGTTGCAAATTGAATATCTGCGTCGCCTCGAATGAAAACGTCCTCTCGCTTCGCCGTATACCGCATATGCATCGATTCAACAAAGAGATCGATGACGCGGGCTGGCATGCCAAGGAGAGTTGTCCAACGCTTGAAGCCGTCAATGGAGATAGGTGCTCCAAGCGTGCTGTCTAGCATCGTAAAATCACTTTCCTCGAACCTCAATCGTTGCAAAAGCAGAGCCAGTTTTCCCCAATCCAGAGCGGTGTCGTCTCCACACGCGCCCCAGACCAGGTTTCCTGAACATGCAGCCATGGCACGTAACATGCGGTCAGCTCCCTCCTTTGTGCTAACACCCGCACACCAGAACATCTGGAGTACGATGGGCACGAGCTCGCCATCAACCCACACCTCCGTAGTACGGGGGGTGCCATCGAAAAGTTGTTTTCCGATGTGGGTCAAGAGGCGAGCAAATTGAGCGGTCTCTGCATGTATGTACACTGGTACATTTGCGATTGTTCGTGGTTTGATTGTTTGTACGGAACCATGTCCCAAGGAATTTACAAATTCTCGGGGGCAGCTACAGATAGTTTCATCCGCCTTCATAAAAAAGGAAAAGCCCTTTGGTTCAACGCCTTGCACTATCAAATCTTCCCCACCCTGCATGATGACACGTCTACGGGTTGGGGCTTGGGTCACAAGCGCCTCAGCTAAGGTCGTGGGAAATGCGATGGGGTCACCATCAGCAAAGCCCATAACTCCAGCGCACCAATCAATCGCCTTATTCCAATTCCTTCCCTGTTCTACCAGAGGAGGCAGCCACGATGGCAGGTTGCGATGTTGACGGTGCAGAAGCGATGCGACTAGATTGTGTGCTGTGCGTGCGGGTTTCCATAAAATCCCGCTGGTTGCCAGTACAAGCCACATGTTGTTATCAATGGGTCCCGGTGTGTAAGACGACATCATATATTCAGATGCATCCATCGGGACCCCTCCCTGCAGGAGTGAGAATTCACCTCTCACTCCATCTTCGTGTACACCAATCAATTTCGAGTCGACACCCGAAAGAGTTGTCCCCGCAGGAATGGGGATAGCAGCGACGTCTGGTTCTTCACTGAACCGCTGCTCGTAGTACACGTCATCCCTCCATTGATCAAATGAAGGGGTAGTATTTTGAGGCGCTCGCCAGCGCTTCCAAACTCCATAAGCCAACAACATTGCGCTTGCCCCCCCAAGGAGCCATAGGTCAATGGAACCCGGGAGGATTCCATTGCCAACCGGGTTTTGGAGGCACGCATATGTATTCCAGGCGGCATGGATCGCGACTCCTGCAGCCAGATGGATTTTGTTGGTAGCTTGATAAGCTATGGAGTGCATGGTGAGCGTTTGCAGTGCGGCCTGCATTCCGAAGTGCTGCTGGATAGCATACGCTTCATTCAGGAATAGCAAACCTGATGCCCACCATGGGAGAATTGACTTCATGACCTCCTCCCCGACAGGGGACACGACACACATCAAGAAAAGACGCGGGCCAGAAACTCGTAAAGCGGGTGATACGACTTCAGCAGCGAACTTTTCCGTGTTACTGACGAGCCCCCTTACACCGCTCCTCAGAGCGGCCAGAGAGGTTACAAGACCGTTGAGTCCCCACCCCGTCATGGTAGCGAGAGATCCAGCTTGAACTGAAAATCTCCTCTTACGCATGAGGTAGAGAGCTGCAGCGGCCATAGCGACGGCCAAGAGTATATATTTCTTTGAAGGTCCGGAAGGTGGACAAATGTCCCGAGCTCGCGCGAATCGCAAGTCTTCGTCGGCCTCCAAAGTGTGGATCCGCAAGCTCTTCTCGTGTCGAGCTCGCGTTCCTTTGTTACCATATTTGATGTAGTCCTTGGTGTCTTGCTGCATGCGCTCCGTGAAAGCAGGAAAACGCCTTGCAAGAGCCTTGGTGACTGGATCGTTTGTCCAGAAAGCATGGCTGTTCACCTCGACTGAATCCAGAGTAAGACCAGAGCCTGGCCGGACAGTTACGGTCGCCCGCGACTGCTCCAGAGCTCGAAGGTCTACCACCTTCTCTGCATTCGGATCAGATATGCCTGCCAGCCGCTCCCAGACGCGGGAGAAGCTTTGGTAGGTTTTGAAAACGCCCTGCGCCCACATGGGCAGCAAGTTTTTCCAGATCGGATCCGCCTTCGCATTTAAGCGACGGCGGACGTACCGACCTTCCTCTTGCATGACCGACGGTAACGGTCGAGCCTCGGGAAGGGTCTCGGTGATAACGTAGACGACATACGGACCGATAGTCGCCAACTCAGAGACATCCAGACCATCGACACTCCTCTCTGTACCAAAGAAGGGGGGTCGGTGGGGGGCGTATAATTGTGCTCCAGGGTGAGCAGAAAAGTGGATCAAACCTTCCTGCTTCACCCAGGCCGCTTCCTCCCAGGTGCTGGAGCCGGATCCGTAAATCTCGACTCCTGCCTCGCCTTGGAAGTTCCGGGTGATATAGTAAATCACCGGAACCATGGTCAGAATTTCCTTTGCGGTGGGAACATCAAACGGCTCTTGGTGGATGGCCGTTGAATCCTTACCGTGGTAGACGTCCTGCACCAAGCCAAAATGCCCCGCGAAGGGGGCAGGGTCTCGGTCAAACCCTCTTGCAGCATCGCCTGCGACCAAGTACGGTGCGTAGGCGCGGAACCGGATAGGCATACCCGGGCTGAAGATTTTGGTGTTGCGGGTCGCCCCAAAGTAGTCAAGTACGACTACTTCATCGGGCATTCCTGTCTTTTCTAACTTTCGTAAAGCGTCACCGCAAGCAGATCGTACAGAGGTCTCTCGGAAAAAATTGGCGAAGTGATGGTTGCCAATTGTTTTCTTGTCATAAGTCCAATACGGATAACCCATATCATCCGCGTGTTTCTGAAGATCCGTTGCCGCTAAGGGAATCACAGGTCTTCTCGCCTGAAGGTCTTTCAGGAGAGAACGGCGATCCTCGACGTAGCTAGCCAAAGCGTTTGGGGGAACGACAACAGCCGGGGGGGGCTGCTGAGCGTGCAAGAACGTACACTGGGCGCCTTTGGTGCAATTTCCTGTAGGGAAAAACTTGCAAGGGCGTGTCTTGTTCTTGGATTTGTTTTGATTTTGTTGTTTTGCTGGGGCAGTTGCCATCTCAGTAAATAATTG